CTTTTCCGATTAAATACCAAATAATAAAGGCGAAGCCAATCATTACGATTGCATTGAAAATCATGGCCTCGTCATTACTCATTACATTTTTTTCTTTTTAATGCCTTCAGCTCTACGAAGATCATGAGAATGTAGTTTTTTTCCTACAGACTTAGGAACTTCTCCAGCTTTTTCAGCTACTTTTGCTGCTACTTTACGAGTAACAATTCTGCCATTAGAAAGCTCAAATTCATGCTTTGCGCCTTTGGCAGCTTTACCAGCCATCTTTTTAAGCTCATCATGGCTGTAAGCTTTTGACTTAGCCACAATAACTTTTCCAGACTTTTCTTTAATGGCTGGTTCTTTTACTGTTAGTTTTTTAGTTGCCATTATTTAATCCTAAAAATTTTATTAAGTTTAAGAGTACCTTCATACTCAATTTTGCCTTGAGCATCTAAAGAACGCAATGGAAGCTCTTGAAAGTATTTCCATTTGTCTTTGTATGACTGAATCTCAGATGGAGGAACCCATCCAGCTTTTCTCCAGCGCAAAGTAATGTCAGTACCACTTGCAGTCCAAATATGATGATTCATACGGCCTCCTTAAAAAACTCTGATTGATCCAGGTGGGCAAGAGTAGCCTGAATAAACAAATACAGCTCCAGCAGGGGTTTTACAAGTAATTACTTGTTGCTGACCATAAGCTGAAACTGCAATAAAAGCAAATAAAACTCCGATTAACTTTTTCATTATTTTTCCTTAGAATGGAATATCAGATTCAAGATCAGCCAAATTAGCTGGCTTAGCGTTTCCTTCTGTTTTTTCCTCTGGAACATTGAGATAAGCCCAGAACGAACCTTCTTTAAGGCCCAAAAGAGGAATCATTTCCAGCTTTAACATCAGATCGCCTTTTTTAGTTTCAGTCACAATTCCAACTGTAGCATATCGTTTTTTGCTTGTGCCATCTTGAGCTACATACTCTGAAACTGGAGCTTTTACATACCATTTAATAGCCATTTAACTTCCCTTCATCAAATTTACTTCAACTTCTACTTCACTCAAAAACTTCTTAACTTCTGCTTCCATTTCTTCAATAAAAGCTTCATCCCTATCAACTCGAACAATTAGCAACTGGCTGCGGTCAGGCATCCGAGGATCAAAACTAATAAAGTCGCACCAATCCCTGCCAGTACAAGCTATTTGCGCTTGCATCTGAATTACATACTTTTGTGGCGGTCTATTAAATTTGAAATATTCCCAATGAGTTGCGCTATTAGGACACTTAATCTCCACCAAACCCCTATCAGAAACAAGCCCATCAGGGCTGCAACCAAACCAAGCAATACTAGGATGGTCGATGAAAGCGACTTGATCGACAAAATTATTGGTATTGACTTCATAAGCAACCCTAGCTTGTGGTTCGGTTTGAGTGCCCCACTCCATTGCTGCATTGGAGTAAGATTCTTGAATGATGCCTGTAGTGCGCTGTAAGGCTAATTCAATAAGGTAATTCTGCCTTGAAGCGGATGGCCCTGTTTTAGTCTTAGCCAATATGTCGGCTACTCTAGAAGCCGTAACTTTGCCTAGGCGAAGTTGATGCCATTCTTCCGTACCTTGTTGAACGGCTACTCTATCTTCAGTTGTAAATGTTGTCATTTCTCTTGTGCCTTTCTTATCGCATTTGGGTGAAACTGCCCATGTCCTTCAGGGTTATCTTCCATGCTTTTAATTACCAAGTTTCTTTTTTCTCCGCAAACACAACAAACTTCTACCCTTTGTGGTGGCATAGAGCAAAGCATTGTATTTGTTGAGTGCCAACAATGTGTGTGAGCATTCATTCGCTTGCCTTTCTTAGTATTGCTCTAGCAAACGCAATCATGTCAGGAATACTGCAATCTTCACCAATCCAACATTCATCTAATCCAAGAACACCCCTGATTTCAAAGTCTGTTAGTGTCTTTGCTGGTGGTTTTTGCCATAACACTTCCACAATCCTATGCTCATCATCTGTATAAGTAACGGCTAATAGTTCACCTGTTTCTTTACTTTTTTGAAGTGATAGGTGTAGTTCTTTTGCTGGATGAATGTAGAGTGGAATACCGCCATCATAATTAACTTTGTTGTCGTGTTTAATGCACATATATGCACCATCTTTTTCAAACATCCACGCTACTGGTTTGTTCATATGCCCCCCAAACGAATAGCTAAACGAATTACGGACATTAGGATTACTGAAGCTATAACCAACGTAGCTATGGCTACTTTATCTGCCCAGGTCATGATTGCAACGCCATTAAAATGCCTTTTTGTAGGTCTTTTGCATTAGCAATTATTTGAACGGCATTTTTGTCTTTAGCTACAGCAGAATAAGCTGTTCCATAAACTCTTTTTAAATCGTCAATGGTTTTGCATACATTGATTTCTGTTGCCCATTCTTTTGCTAATACAGTTAAATCAGGTATATCTTCATCAGGAAGATCTTCACCAGAATAGATATACAAAGCCAAACCATGAAGGGCTATAGCTTTAACCAGGCATCGTTGCATTGCGGTATTTACTGCCATTGCATCAGGATTGGCAATGGCTTTGTTTTGATTGTTAATGACAGGCATTTGAGCTGTCATAGTTTTGCCAAAAGCGGTTACTGAGCAAAAAACCATCAAAGTTTCAGCAAAGTAAATTGGATCTCCATAAGTCCATGTAGCTTGAGGATCTTGCTGGAGAAGCTGGTCAACGGCCCAAGACCAACTTAAATAAGTAAACTTACCTTTCTTTTCAGTATGCTCGTTTACATTGATTTTGCGTAGTTCTAAAAATTTAGTCATCACTTTTCCTTAATCGTTAATTTCAAATTCAGCTACTTCTTTGGCATGGCCTTCCATGTATTCACAAGCCATTGAGATTAGTTTTCTACCTAATTGTTCGTAATCACCTGAATCAATAACATCTTGAAGGGCTTGAGAATCATCAACTCCCATTTCACTTAAAGCTTCAGAAATAGCTCCTGAAGTTCTATAGTCAAATTTGCCACCAACTTTTAAGAGTTGCCAGGTACGTTCTTCAATCTCATCAGAACGATCATCGTAATCATCAGGCTCGTAGTAAGCATCAGCTCTATTCATTCCCATGATTAAACTCCCAAGGCGAACATTGCGCCTAAAAGAATACCTAAAAGAATTACTCCTACCCATTCAATAATTTTGGTTTTCATTTTTGAGCTTTCAATGTTTTTAAAGCTTGGTTATAAACCGATGATGAAGAAACTCCATAAAACTTAAAACTTGTTGGAATTTGTCCAAGTTGATTTTTTAAACCATTTAAATTAAGAATTTCACTAACCCAAAAATTGTTTTGCTCAAATACTTTAATTGCTGTTTTCATTTTGATTTCCCTTCATCACTTGTTAAACTGGATTCAGTATAGACCAAAATATAGGTTTGCAATAGATTTTTTCAATTATTTTTATAGGGGGATTCCCTAATGCTCGCATTTTCCTATATTTTTGCTATATGATAGAGAAAAAGGAGCAATACATGAACCCATCAGATTTATTAAAGATTGAATTTGGAAGCCTTGTGAACTTGGCTGAAAAGCTAGGAATTAAGCCCCAGACAATCTATTTATGGAACTCTACTAAGGTTCCATTTAAATATTTACGACAAATTGAGGAGCTTTCAGAGCTGCGTTTAACAAGAGAAATGTTAAGACCTGATCTTTTTAAGAAGGGCTGAAATGCACTATTACAACTTCAATATTGGGGATTATATGAAGCATACGCTTCATTTGACACCTGAAGAAGATTTGGCTTACAGGCGGATTTTGGATATGTATTACGATACAGAATCTGCAATACCCAGCAATATCCCATTGGTAAGCCGTAGGTTACGCATGGATTCAAAAATAGTGGAATCTGTTCTAAATGAGTTTTTTGATCTTACAGAAGAAGGTTATAAAAACTATAGAGCTGATGGTGAAATTGCTGATTATCACAAGTTTTTGGAAAAACAAAAAGCTAATGGAAGGCTTGGCGGTAGGCCTAAGAAGGGTAAAAAACCCATTGGTAACCCAGCGATAACCCAAGCTGAACCCAAAATAACCCTAAACAACAAACAACAAACAACAAACAACAAACAAATAAATACACCTGAAGGTGTTTCTATTGATTTATGGAATGATTTTTTGGTTTACAGAAAAAGGCTTAAAGCTCCAGTAACTGACAGAGTTCTTGCAAGGCTTATTAAAGAAGCTGATTTAGCCAAAATGCCATTAGATCAAGTTCTTGAAACAATCATTTTTAAAGGCTGGAGATCTTTTGATGCTACATGGATTACTCAAGCAGCTCAAAAAGCCAAAGAAATGCCTTTGGGAACTAATGAGCAGATTGAAGCAGCTTATCGCCAAGAGCTAGGAAAAGATCCTGCACAGGCTCGATTTAATAGCTATTTTGAAATGAAAAAGTTTATTCAGGATCAGCGTGATAAAAAAAGGAAGTTTGCATGAATTATTTATCCGTTTGTAGCGGTATAGAAGCTGCAACAGTTGCCTGGCATGAAATGGGGTGGAATCC